GGTACGGTTGAATTGTTGGCGGGCGGTTCCCACCAATCCGGGGACGACGTGGATTTAGGAACCAAACCGGATGGAACCCGGAGGCGTGCCGAGGGCGGGGAATTTTTCGCCGTTATCAATAAACGTAATTCCCGCCGTTTCCGTCGTTTAATCCCGGACGTAATAAATAGTTTGAACCGGGGAACATTCCCCCAAAAGTACCTTAATGCCTACAATACCGACGGCATTAATGTAACGGTTCAACAAAATAACGCACCGGATTTGCGGGATTTAAAAGACGATGTAAGGGAGATTAAGGAACAAAACCGCCGCCGTCGTTACGTCGATGGCAACGGCAATGTTATTGAGGTTTACAAGAATTTGACACGTAAAATTAAAAATTGATATGAACCCGATTTATAGACATTCATTTGTAAATGCGTTTTTAGCGAACGGGGCGATAAGTAAAACAACCGGGAACATAAACGGGAATAGTACAAATACCTATTATACCCGTACTTTTGTCCCGGTTGGGAATGTGTACCCCCGCAAATTGTTTCAGAATTACACCCCGCAAGCCGGGGGCGCATTTTACGATAGCAATAAAAAGATTGTCGGCGGTTGGGGAAGCGACCCGGCCGCCACAAATACGGAATTTGACATACCAAGCAATGCCGCATATATCCGGTTTAATGTAATCAAAGCGCATTACGCCAACGGGACGGCATGGTTGAGATTGGGAACGTTGGACGCCCCGAACGTCTTACAAGGTCAAACCGTGCATCCGATTTATAAGGACGATTTGGCAAAGGAGTACGAATTAGAAACCAACCAACGGTTTTATCGTGCCAAATTATCCGGCAAAATTACCTTTGTCCGGGATGATTACGACTATATAAACCGTCAATCGTTCGACAATGAATTTTTGTATTGCATTGAAAAGAGCGACGACGGCGGGCGTACATGGTTCCAATACTTTCAAGGCAAGTTTATGAAAACCGATTGCACGTTTACCGATTACGATAAAAAGGTTGTTGTACAACCGGACGCAATCGACGATTATAACGACGTGTTGGCGGGATTGGAAAAGGAATACAATTTAATAACGTTAGCCCCGACAATCCAACGGATAACGATAAACAAGCGTCCATTAATTCAAATATACGTTCCGGGGGATAGTATTGTTTCGTGTTTTTTGGGCGGTGCGAATTGGGAACAAGACGCAAACGCCACGACCGACCAAAACGCACTAATACAAACCTATTATTTTGCACTATGTAATATTTTGAAAGAAATACAAATTACGTCGCACGGTTCCCCGGCGGTAATATCCGGGCTTTATACCGGGCGAATGGCGACGGGTGCAAGTGCAGATGTTTTCGAGGGAAAATTATACCCGGAATTAAACGTAAATTATTATATCTATATTACGCAACAAAGAATTGACGGTTTACCGTTTGGGGCTGTTGCGGTCGAGATACGCAAACAATCCGATGATACGGCAATGTTTCGTTATACAAAGGTTACAACGTCGCCTTTTGATACATTGGAGTTTGATTTAACCGCCGTCGAGGGTTCCGGGGCAACCGGAACAATGCACGCCGATATGAAAAGTTATAATATATACGCCCGGTATTTGTGCGACGTGGAGAAAATCGACGAGCTTAATACATATCCATTGCCCGCCGATGATATAGTTGATAATAACCGTAATTATAGGCGTGCGATTGGTTACGCAATCGACGTGGCGTTTATTTCAAACAAATTTTCAGATACCCCGACCGAGTGGGGATTAGCGGACAACGGAAAGTATTTTGCGCCGCCTTATTCCATATACGGACAAACGTTTTATCCAATCGCCCGGTCAACGTGGCGTTATGCGTCGTTGTGGTTTGGGTTTTATTTGATGGATTTGATATTAGAGGGAAAAGCACGAAAAGCATATACTTTGCGGGATGCGTTCCCGGTTGCGTCTTGTATATCCGTTTTGCTCAATCAGATTGCACCGGGTATAACGCACGCAGCCACGGCGGAATACAGTCAATTTTTATACAGCGGTAACAACCCAATATCCGGGTTGAATTTCCGTTTGCTTGTATCACAGAAAACCAATATTATAAACGGGGAATATCAGCAACCCGCACAAAAAGCCCCGACGACCTTACAACAATTTACCAATATGTTACGGGATTGTTTTAAATGTTATTGGTTCATTGAGGACGGCAAATTTAAAATCGAACATATCCAATATTTCCGCAATGGCGGTTCCTATTCCGGCGGGGCTATATTAAGCCACGATTTGACAAAGGAATTGAATTTGCGCAACGGGAAACCGTGGGCGTTCAACACGTCGGAATATTCGTTTGATAAGGTCGATTTGCCGGAACGTTACCAATTTGAATGGATGGACGACGTTACGGCGGCATTTGAAGGGTTGCCGATACAAGTAATAAGCAAGTATGTAACGCCCGGAAAGGTTGAGGAAATTAATATATCAAACTTTACGTCCGATATTGATATGATGTTGTTAAACCCCGGCAATATGAGTTCGGACGGGTTCGCCTTGTTTGCCGCCGTTCCGCCAACGTCCGGGTCGCAATGGATATTACCATTTACCCGCCAAACTATTAACGGGGTCGAATACTTTTTGCAAAACGGATATTTGGCGTTTATCAATCTGCAATCCCCGTATTGGTTATATGATTTACCCGCCCGTCGTGTATCAATAAACGGTTCCGAGGTTTACGCATACGGTATTGAGAGAAAGAAGAAACAAACGTTTAGTTTTCCGGCAAATGACGACCCAAACCCGATGCAACTAATAAAAACGTATATCGGTAACGGTCAAGTTGATAAATTAAGCGTAAATTTGTGTAGTCGAAACATTAAAGCAACGTTGAAATATGATACAGAATAACAATATAAGCGTATTGCCGTGCTACACGTCAATAGAGCAGCAGAACCACCGTAAAAGTTACGCATACGGGCAAATATACCCATTGTTCGCACCGGCTGATAGATTATTGCCGTTTCAGATAATAAGAAATACCCGTTCAAATTCTGTTACGTCTGTTATTCTATATGATAAAACCGGAAAACGAATTGCAAATATAACAACATACATGAGGGAAACCGGATTGCAAGTTGTCCGGTTTCAGTCGTTGGGATATGATGTAATATTATACCCGGCAATATTACCCATGCCATTAAATCAGTTGGACGGAATATATTATATGACGTTATCGGATGGCGTGCAAACGTGGTATTCTGAAATGTTCACGGTCGTACAAGATGTTTCCGGTTACTTAAAAATACAATGGTGGGATATTGAAAATTTTGTATTTGACGCCGGGCAAATAGTATATAAAAACCCGGATTTCAAAAATACGTTGTACCTTTGTACCGAGTTGGGAAAGCCGGATTATGAATTTGAAGAGGACGGCGAAGAACGGGACGGGTATTTTTTCCCGGAAAAACAAATATCAGTCAAAACGTTTAAATGTACGATATTGGCACCGGAGTTCCTTTGCGACGTTATGCGTTTTATTCGTATGGCTGATTACATACATATAACTGACAAGTACGGCAGGGAATACGATTGCGATACGTTTTTAATTACCCCGAAATGGCAAACGCAGGGGGATTTGGCGAGCGTGGAAATTGAGTTTAAAACAAATACCGTCGTTAAGAAAATAGGACGTGGATATATTATCAATAATAATGGAGATTTCAACGGCGATTTCAATAATGATTTTGACAACAATTAAATTAATTAGATTATGGGAAATTACGAACAATTAAAACAAGCGATTGCCAACGTTATTAAGACAAACGGAAACCAAGAAATTACCGGGGCAATAATGCAAAACGTGTTGAACACGATTGTTTCAACCGTGGGAGCCAACAGAACCTTTGTTGGCATAGCAAATGAAAATACCAATCCCGGCACGCCGGACGGTAACGTTTTTTATATCGCTTATACGGCGGGGAATTATGTAAATTTCCAATTCAAGGCGGGTTATTTGACCGTAAAACCCGGCGAATTGGCAATATTATACAACGAGACGACCAATTGGGGTAAATTTGTTATCGGCATGAGTTCGGACGGCGTTATTGCGCTTGCGAACACAACAAACCAAATCAACGCAACCGGACGTTATGCGTACACGGATACGGGTATTGTAAAGGGGTCAAATGCGGGTTCCCAAAAGGTGCGTACATTTTTGGTTGCGGGTCAACCATACCAATTTACATTAACGCCCGTTGGAGGCAACGCCCCGGTAAATATACAGGGTATTAAAGCCGACGGAACATTTGACATTATTGGCTCCATGACATTAACGCCCGACGGGACAACGAAAACCGTAACGCCAACCGAAAATTATTACGGGTTTACGATTTTTTACGGTTCCCAAACAACCGCCACGTCTGTAAATGTATTGTTTGAAACTCCGACAACCGGGGGAATGGGTTTGCCGGACGGTATGGGGGACGCAACCAACTTTTACCCCGACCCGTTTATTGAGGCGGGTTCGCATATTAATGAATTGGAGGGCGTACAAAATGTTTCCGTTATAGGAACGCCGGAATATTACGCCGACCGTATTGTTTTGCCCGTGGGTTCGTTTTTAGGGGTTTTATTGGATTTGTCGCAATTCCCATATAATCCAACAACGGATTATCTTAACGCATTAATGAAAATTAGTGCGCCGGGTACAGGTCATTTGTTAAATGTGGCATTTGACCCTACAACGTCGGGTGCCTTTATTTCAGCCGTTCAATTAACGACCGACCCGCAATTTGACGGTTGGGTATCTTTTTACAATGTAACCGGACGTTCGACGTTATCCAACCGTTGCCGTGTAACATTAGACAACCGAAAAGGTACACAGCCGTTAACGATTTACCGTTGTATGATGTGGACGGGTCAAGATGTAACCCCGTTCGGTATGTTCGCAAAACAGGCGTGGAACGCATGGAAAAAGGTAAAAGATATTCCCGTTAAAACAATTAATTACGCCCCGTATTACAACGAATTTAATTTACAGGGTTCAGCAATGAATGTTGTAAGAACACGCACAACGTTATCTTATACGGTGAACAATGCCGGAACTACTGCATTTATTGGATATGATTTCAATTTGATGGATAGTCCGTTTGAGATTGGCGACGTTATCGGTTACGGTGCGGATAATGTGGTTGTAAGTAGTGCAACAACCGCCGTAATGTATTGCATATTTTACAATGATTCAGCCGAGATTTCCCGGTTAGCGTTACAATTAAGTGCAGGCGGTTTTCGTACTCACTCCGGCACAATTCCGGAGAATACAACCCGTATATTGATACGTTTCCAAATTAGTGGCGTTGGTGCGGCAATATCGGTTGGCGACAACTATTTGACAAAAGGCGAAATAAACAAATTGAGCGAATGGGAACGCCAAAGCATAAAGCACGGGACAACTGTAAACACAACCGCCGCCGTTGTTTACGTGGATGCGGTCAACGGAAACGACACGAACCCCGGCACGACGGAAAGTGCCGCATTAGCGACGTTTGCCGCCGCATTTTCCAAAACAGGCGTTGATACAACAATTATATTGATAGGGGACACGACCGAACGTTTGAATATCAAAACCAAGTCAAACCAACGTTCCGTCCGTCTTATCGGTAAACGTGGATTAGTTAACCGTATCATTTGCGGAACAAAAATTGATAGCGGAACATTAGTTGCGGGTACAACGAACGTTTACCAAACCCCGTTGTCGTCCTTTCCAGCCGCCGACCATTTCCAATTGTTCCAACATGAGGTATTCGACGAAAGTACGTTGATACCGGACAACGAACGCCACCCGTTACAACGTGGGAAAACGTACCGTTGTGATAGCACAAAGATAACCCGTGTTACGTCGTTGGATGCCGTGAAAACGTCCGAGGGTTACACGTTCTTTTATGATACAGACGTACAAATGTTGTACGTCAAAATCAAAGAGGGTACAACGTTAGCCGCCAACCCGGTTTACATTCCGGGCGGTTCCGGTATTTCCGGCAATGACGGTTCCGTTGCTTTTGAAATGGTTAATATTGAATGTTGGTACGGTTCAATTTCGTTAAGTCTTTGCCACGGCGGACGGGCGATTGATTGCGCAGCAAAATACGCATTGGGCGGCGGTGCGTGGTCGTGGGCGGCGGCAATTGGTGTGGAATTGATACGATGCGAAGCGGCACGGGCGTTTAGCGGTTCGACTACCGGGGACGGGTTCAACGCACACAGCACAACGACTGACCCGGCATTGGCGAAACATACCGTTGCAACGATGATTGATTGTTGGAGCCACGACAATAACGACGACGGATATAGCGACCACGAACGTTGCGAAACAACCATTATTGGCGGATTGTTTGAATACAACGTAAAAGCCGGATTAACGCCCGCTTTTGGTTGCCACGATACGATATATAACGCCTATTGCCGTAAACAGGTTAAAAGCGGTATCGCATTAGTTGGAAGCGCAACGGTGGCGGAGGGCGGCAGAGGTTCGCAAATATTCGTGATTGGTTGCATTTGCGAGAACAACACAAACAATTATTACGTTTCCGGCGATAAGTCCGGGGCGGATGAAAATTTTGGTAAGTTCGTAAATTGTATATCTTTGAACGGTTCAGAATATGGGTATTTGTGCGGAACGAACGCCCGTATTGAATTGAACAATTGCACGGATAGCGGAAGCCCAACCGCAAAAAGTGGCAACGTGATAGTAAATAACGCCGCATTGGTAGAATAATTAACCGGGGGCGGGTGCGCCCGTCCCTATTTTCACTTACTTAAATGATGCAAGAACGTAACATTATTAACGGAACAACCAACGGCGGTTGACAACCGCACGGAATTTATGTTGTGCGAGATTATAAAGCAATAACCAAAACGGGGGCGGTTTACCGCCCCCCCTTAACTCTTTATTTATGGACGATATGGATAAAATTTTTAGTTGGGAACAATGGCGTATGATATTCGCCACGACCGCAAGCCCGTTATTTGCATATCTGACCCCGACGGCGGGGTTTATGTATGCGTTAGTTATTATGTTTGCGTTCAACATTTGGGCGGGAATGAGGGCGGACGGCGTGGCGATAAGGAATTGCAAACGCTTTTCGTTCCATAAGTTTAAGAACGCATTGGCGGAATTGCTTTTGTACGTCGTTATTATACACGTCATTTATTCCGTTATGTTGCAATGTGGCGACGACGGGGCGGCAATGATTGTTATTAAGTCGCTTACATACGTGTTCATGTATGTATATTTGCAAAATGCGTTTCGCAACTTAATTAAGGCATACCCGAAGAAAATAGCCTTACGGATAATATACCATGTTATCCGGTTGGAATTTACACGGGCGTTGCCGTCTTATTGGCAACCAATAATCGAGCGTTTCCAAAAGGAAACCGATGACGATATTATTAACGATAAAGAAAAGGAGGTAAGAAAATGAAACCTATTGTTATTTTAGACAACGGACACGGCGAAGAAACCGCCGGGAAACGTTCCCCGCTTTGGGGCGACGGTTCGCAACTGTTTGAATGGGAGTTTAACCGGGACATTGTGCGACGTATCGCCGCCAAATTGGACGATTTGGCGATTGGGTACGAGATATTGACCCCGGAAACAAACGACGTGTCATTGGCGGAACGTTGCCGCCGAGCAAATGAGATTTACCGCAATTACAATGAAAAGGCGTTTTTGGTATCCGTCCATGCCAACGCCGGAGGCGGTACGGGTTGGGAGGTTTACACGTCGCCCGGAGAAACGAAAGCGGATGCAATCGCCACGGTATTCGCCGAGGAAGCGCAACGGGTATTCGTCCCGGACGGTTGGCGTATGCGTTTCGATTATGCCGACGGCGACCCGGATAAGGAATCGGCGTTTTATATCCTCAAACACACGAGTTGCCCGGCAATTCTTACGGAAAACTTTTTCATGGATACCGAAAAAGATTGCCGTTTCATAATGAGCGACGACGGGCGGGAGCAAATCGCAGATATGCACGTTGCCGCAATCAAAAGGGTTGTTAAACTTTAATTCATAACGAACGCATGAAAAAGTATTTGATTTTGGCGGCAATCATTTTGGCGGTTGCCGCCGCCTTGTGGGTACAACAAAGCCGTATTAAGCGATTGACCGACGAACGGGATAAATACCGGAGTAATACCGAAACGTTGTTGCAGGACGTCCGCACGTATCAAACAAAGGATAGTTTGAACGCCGCAAAGGTTGGGAATTTGGAGTTGAAATTATCCGAATACAAAAAATACCGGGCGGACGATGCGGCGTTAATCAAATCGTTGCAGACAAAGAACCGGGATTTGCAAAGGGTTACGACGGCACAAATGAAAACGATTAACGAATTACGGGCGAACGTCCGGGATAGTATTGTATATTTGCCCGGCGATACGGTTACGACCGTATTACGTTGTATTGAGTATTCCGACAAATGGGTTGACCTTGACGGATGTATTATAAATAATACGTTTTCGGGCAAAATTATAACACGGGATAGCCTTTTAATAACGGAAAGTGTGCAATATAAGCGTTGGTTAGGTTTTTTATGGAAAACAAAACGGATAAAAAACCGTGAATTTGATATTGTTTCAAAAAACCCAAATTCAAAAATTACCGGGTTTGAAGTTATAACCATAGAAAAATAACTATCTTTGCAAAAACGGGGATAGTTCGGAGTAGCTACCGAATGAAAAAAGATGCAACCACTTTTCCCCTTTTCTCTTTTGGTTGCTTACTTAAATGGTTGTATAATGGAAATATGGAAAGATGTACCCGGATATGTAGGGTTATATAAAGTGAGTAATTACGGGCGTGTAAAATCTATTAAGAAACAATTAGTTTTGAAAATATGTGGTTCCGGGAATAGATATAAAACCGTTGCTTTATGTAATGGGATGCGCAAAACGTTTCGATTACATATATTAGTTGCGGCGGCTTTCATTCCGAACCCGGAAAATAAACCATGTATCGACCATATCGACGGCAACCGAGCCAATAACCATGCCGACAACTTGCGTTGGGTTACATATTTGGAAAACAACAACAATCCTATTACAAAAAACGATTGAGCGAAAACAACGCTAAAAATATGCAAGGTAAAGAGGGCGTATTGCATCCAAATTCAAAACCCGTTAAGATGATGAAAAACGGAATTTGCCTCAAAACATATCAATCTATCCATTTAGCCAAAAAAGATGGGTTTAACGATACATTGATAATTCGATGTTGTAAAGGGCGTATGAAAAAACATAAGGGTTATAATTGGGAATATATACAATAGACATAACAAGGGGGTGTAACAAGACGTTGTAACCCCTTTTTCTATTGAGCTATTTTTAGCCCGTTTCCGAGCATTTTATTTCAAAGTGGGTAATTTATATGTCCCGCTTGCAAAAGTCGCTTAAATCGAAAATTCCAAGAAAATAATTCTTTTGGAACCAAAAACGGAATCTTTTATAGGAAAACACGAAAATAAAAGAAAATTCTTTTGGTAGTTAAAATAAAATGCCTTATATTTGTGCCATGTTAATAAAACGCCCGGTCGTTTTCCCGGTAACAAAAAGAGCGATACAATGAAGCCCGCAGATATTTACAACGATTTGGAATATACAACAAGAGAGATTAACCGTACTTTCAAAATCAAAGTAAACGGATTGTTCAACGGCAAAAAGATTAACACGTTGGTTGGCGTTTCCGGTTTGATTAAGTTAGTAGGCGTTGAAATGGCGAACAAATTATTGCGCCGTGCTTTCCGTTGTGTCAAAGACGCCGAACATTGTAAGTTGCGCCGGGGTTTGAAAATATCCTTTTATTATTACTAATCCGACCGGGCGGGTTCCCGGAACCAAATAAATTTCAAATATGGAAACAAAGAAAAGAACACAGGCGACGGACATTGCCGAGATTGCAACCAAGTAGACGGCAAAGTTAAATTTTCGTCAATCATTTACAGCCAACGAATGTTGTCGGAGAAATACCGGGAAACAGGGGTAAACGATATGTATTTTATCGGCAAAAAATTTGGGTTGTGGTTTTATACAAGCCGGGCGGCATTAGATAGCCTTTGTTATCTGCAAAACCCTAAATTCCCGACGTGGGTATTGTGCGAAAATTCATTGAGTTTGTACGAAATAAGATAATAACCCGCCGGGGGTTCGTCCCCCGGCACAATAACAAAGATTATGGCAAAGTATATTTTGAGCAAGAAAGTGAAAGGCAAAAAGTATCAGTACACCGTTACCGACGAAAAAGGCAACGTTATTTCAACAAGAACGTCCGCCCGTGATTATGTGGCGTGTACCGCCAACGGCGAATTTTATTTTGGGCGGTTGGACTTAATCGGCAAAGGCGACCACGGCAAAGGGTTGAGCCGCACGACGGAAATATTGGCAAATCCCGAACGGGCGTATAAAAAGCAAGTCGAATACTTTGTGCCGTCTTATCGGAAAGAATGGATTGCCGAGAACCCCGCCGACGAATGGATTGCCCGCAATGTTAATTGGGCAACCGAACGCCAAAAGGAATTAAACGCAATCGCATATTTACAGCCGGGGGAATAACCCCGGCTTTGCCTGTTATGGATATACGATTGACAGAGGAACAACGGGAAATATTGAGCGGTCGAATTTGCCCGTATTGCCACGTTCCGACCGAGTACAAAAATAGTATTGAGGTTTACGGCGTTGATTATGGAATGATTTATTATTGTCCCCAATGCGGGGCGTATGTGGGTGTTCATAAGGGAACCGACCGGGCAAAGGGTCGATTGGCAAACGCCGAGTTGCGCCGATGTAAGATTGAAGCGCACCGATATTTTGATGAATTGTACAAACGTGGACTAATGAGGCGACGGGAGGCGTACAAATGGTTATCCGACCAATTGGGATTACCCCCGGAATATACGCATATTGGAATGTTTAACCCCGAAACGTGCGCAAAGGTCGTGGACGTTTCAAAAAAGTATTTATTAACCATGCGATTTGCATTAAGACGACAGGATAAAATAAAAGCGCATTTTGAACCCAACGGGGACGAAATGTTGAACCGGATAAAAGAGAGTTTAACCCGGTTTTTTGCTGCCGACCGTTCGGAGTTCCCGGAGGGATTGCGGGATATTGAGGACGATTTTAACCATTATCCCGGCGACCCGTACCCGACCATTGCAGTAAATGACGTTGGCGACCCCGACCGAATGATTGAATTTTATGTTACCGGGAAACAATACGACGTTTACCATTTGGCATTTAAGGGATTTATAAAGGGTTAAGATTATGGGAGCGATAAAAAGGAAATGCGATAATTGCGGCAAAGAGTACAACGCCGATACCCGCAATTTGCGTCGGGGTTGGGGGCGTTGTTGTTGTAAGAGTTGCGCCGCCCAATTGAGAGAAAAGAGAAAGCCGGGATATAATCCGAAACGGGTTGCAATAAATAACGTCCGGCGTCAATGTTGGACGGATTGCCCGGAAACGGAACGTTACCCGTTTAGTTATGACGGGGCGGATTTCGACCAATGGGGAGATTGCGAATTTGGAATACATGATTAAAACGAGAATATGGAAAGCGTAATTATTGAGGAAATAACCGACCAAACGGGATATTATGGCGATATATACCGATTTTGTTATTGTGCGGCGCAAATGGCGTTGGAAAAGATGAACCCCCGGACGTAACAGATACGCCGGGGGTTCGGTACGCAGTAACCGAGAGCGATTTTTGGTAATGCGGTATTGCAAAGGTAGGTTAAAAATCGGGTATTTCACGCACCCGGCAAAAATGATTTCGCAAAACAAAGATTATATTTTTGGTAATTAAAAAAATCTTTCTACCTTTGCAGAACAAAAGATTAACAGCCTACCCGGAGGGATACCGGGAAATGATATGAAAATAAAAGAAAGTGAACAATTAAAGATGTTGGCGACCGAAAGCGGGAAAACTGCCAACCAAGTATCCGAAACAATCGTTACGGAGTTAATCAACAAACAGATTATCGAGAACATAAGCGACAATTGGGGGTTCCCGGTCGCCGATTGTTACGAACGGGATGTTACCGTTGTGGAAATGGTGGACGTTATCCGGGCAATTGGTATTTACCCGGTTCGTTCCGTCCATTTGGACGCCCTGTTGGAATGTGTATTGATTGGCGACGATGATTGCCCGGAGTGTGGCGGGGAAATGGAGGTTACAGACGGCGAGTATAGACGTACCGGAGGCGACGGATATTTGACCCCGCCGGAATATAGCCCGATTTGGGAGGAAAAAACGTGCCGCAATTGCGGATACAAAGAGAGCAACGAACCAAGTTATTAACAAAAAAATTTAAGTTATGGCATTGAGATTAAGAGTAAACGAAGCAATCGCCCGTTCCGAGGCGAACGGGAAAAAGGTTTTGAAAAAAGACATTGCCGCCCGTCTTTTTGAGGGTGCAAGCGAGAGCGCACAACAGGTAAATATGACGAATTTATGTAACGGCACGACCAAACGGATTGTCCCGGAATGGGTCGTTATTCTTTGCGAAATGTTGGATTGTACGGCGGATTACCTGTTTGGCATGGAGGGCGGAAACAATGAAAAGTAAGTTTATCGAATGGTTGGAAGCCGCCGCCGAAACCATGTTTTCCGGGTTGTTTCAAGCGAAAGCCCTAATTGTTACGTTTGGCGCATTTGGGTTATGTTGTTTGATTGGCGCATTTTGGAACCCGTGGCAATTGTTATTTGCGGCAATGTGCGCCGCAATGGTATTATGTGGAATTTCAGAATATAAAAAGTACAAGTAATGAGAGCAAAGAGCGATAAACCGGGCGACCCGGTAAAAGAGGTTGCGGGAACCGTCGGCAATGTTGCGTCGGATATGTTCCCGGAGATTAACGAGGAACAACAAACAATTATTCCCCCGTTCGTTGATGTTCAACCGGAACAACCAACCGGAGTGTTTGAGATAATACCGGGCATGACGGTTGAGGAAATGACGGCAATGTTTTTCGACGAAAAAACATTGATTGAACCCCCGTATAAGGTTTGGCAGTTAAACATCAAGGGACACCGATATTATTACCGATATGACGACGCCGGGAACCCGGAGTTTTTCCCGTCGGTTACAACTATATTGTCCCAAACATTACCCAAAGCCCCGCACCTTATAAATTGGATTGCGAACAAAGGCATTGAGGAAGCCGAGCGATACAAAGGCAAACGGGCAGCGTATGGAACGTTTATGCACGCCGCATTTGAGGAATTATTGATTAACCGAGCGTATGATTTGGACGGGCTAAAAGGCAAACTAAAAGAATACATTGAGGTTTACCGATTGCCGGACGACTTTATTTATTACGCCGACGATTTGAAAAAGGACGTATTGGCGTTTGCGCAATTCGTATTGGATTATGATGTACGACCGTTAGCCGTTGAAATTGCGTTGGTACACCCGTATTACAAGTACGCCGGAATGATTGATTGCCCGTGTACCATGCGGGCAAAGATTGGAAGCAACGACCGGATTAACGCAATTGTCGATTTCAAAAGCGGGCGAAAAGGTTTTTACGAGGAAAGCGAAATACAATTAGGAATGTACCGGGATATGTGGAACGTCAATTTTGAGCAATTCCCCGTTACCCGTATTTTCAATTTCAGCCCGAAAGATTGGCGCAAAAAAACGTCGTACAATCTGAAAGAGCAAACCGAAAGCCCCAATATACGGAAAATCCCCTATCTGTTGGAGATTGCCGCCATTGAGGACGAAAAGCGGGACAACACGTTTACGGCGGTTAATGGTATGGTTGTATTGGACGACGCCCCGGATTTGTCCCAAAATGTAATATCGTTGTCTTTGGCGGAATTGATTAAAACGAAAGCCCCCAAAGAGGCGACCCCGGACGAAACCACGGACGCCGCCGAAACCGTCAAAGCGGATGCGGTTGCCCCGGAACAAACGCCGGAACCGGAGATTAAGAAAACAAAGATTGTGAAACGCACCGGGAAAACGGCAAAGGAGGCGGAAAAGAAGCCCGCCACGGGACGAAAGGAGGCAAAACGGACTGTTGCACCGGAAAAGGAACAAAAGCCCGCAAATGCGCCAAAAAAGCCCAAAAACGAGAATAAGAAAAGATTGTTGAACGACGACCCCGAAATATAAAGAGCATGAAAGGACGAATAAGACGACCGGAGGCGGAAAAATCCCGTTTGATTTTGCCCCGTGTCGGACAAATAAAAATCGGAATGAAAAACGCCAACGGATACCCGCAAAGCGTGGATTATTTCATACCAACGGGAAAGTATGCCGGGTTATTTACACAGGCATACGGCGAAAAGCCCCAAACAATTCAAATCGTTTTCCCGGACGACGACCCGGCGAAAGTATGCAACGAGCGGTACGAGTACCGGGACGACGACGGACGATTGATTGCGGCGGGCGACGGCGAAACGTTCCAAGTTTGGGACGGCAAAAAGTACGAAACATTGACAACGGAGGAATACCCGAATTTGATGTTGGCTATTACCAAGCGTTACCCCAATCGGAAAAGCAAACAGGACGGACACGACGGTTGGGAAATTACGTTGACATTGAATTTTATTGTACCGTTGGTACGTGGCGTTGCCGGGGTATGGCAGTTTTCAACAAAGGGTACGGCGTCCACAATCCCGCAAATCCGGGAAACATTCGACGGTATGTTGGCGGAACGGGGATTTTGTAAGGGAATTATATTTGATTTGAACGTACAATTTGCCACGACCCAAAAGCCCGGCGACAAATCCCGTTTCCCTGTTGTTTCATTGGTTCCGAACGAAAGCCCGGACAATGTTTTAAGAGTGCGCAAAGCGTGGGAACCTGTTAAACAATTGGAGGGCGGCGACAATGGCAACGAATAATACAATTACCCGGCGTAAATACGACCGGGATTATTGCCAAATGGCAAACGAGTTCTTAAAAGATACCCGTTTGAGTTGGAAAGCGAAAGGAATAATTGCATACGTCCAAATGTTGCCGGACGATTGGGTTTTGAATATGCGAGATTTGACGAACCGGGCAACCGACGGTCGGGATAGTCTGTATAGTGGTATTAAAGAGTTGGAAAAGTTCGGGTATTGCTCAAAGATTATGCAAAGGAACCCGGACGGGACAATTGCGGGGTTTGCTTATGAGATTTGCGACAAAGCAATTTTTCAACCATTTACGGAAAATCCGGTTATGGATGCACCGCAACCGGAAAACCCGGATACGGTTAAACCGGATACGGTTAAACCGGATACGGAAAAACCGACACTAATAAATACTAATATTACTAATGACCCAAATAAACCAAATACTAATCATAGTAAACCCGCCAACCCTGTTGTCGGGGATTTGTTCCCGGAACAACAACAGGATTTGGAAAAGGATAAAAAAAGAACGTCCATATTTCGCAATTCCGATGTTTACAAATTGGTTAAGTTCGGGGCGGGCGGCGTAAATGATTATTCCGAGTTTGAAAAACTGTTTGCGACGCCGGAATTTGAAAAGGTCGATTTGATTTATTATTTCCACACGGTCGCCGATTGGTCGGAAACCAAACAGGGAGTTAAGCGAACCCGCACGGGTTGGATTGCGACGGTACGCAATTTTATCCGGGGCGACATTGAGAAAAAGAAATTGCATTTGAAACCGGAATACCAAGCCCCGCAAAAACAGTTGAACGTGGCGGGCGCAATGGAATTTCTTAACAACGATTATTGATTATGGAAAATTTGCCGGAAACAGTAAATACGCAATCCGTGGCGTTGGCGATATACAACCCAACGCCCGGTACAAAAGCAATCGACATACGCCGACAAATGTTGCAATTACCGGAGGTTGCCAAATCGTTATCCGGGGTCGAAAAGTACATTTTCGCCGCCTCAACGAAAATGCAAATTGCCGATATTGACGACGACACGTTGATTGCGAAAACCGGGCAAATGTTCCGGTTTATTGCAATGGACGTCGGGTATATAATCCCGACCAATTCGGAAGATTGGGCGTACATTTGTACCCGGTTGTTGGATATACTCAAAAAATACTATTCGCAAATGACATTGGCGGATATTAAGTTGGCATTTGAATTGGCGACGACCGGGGAATTGGACGACTATTTGCCGAAAGACAGTCAAGGCAACCCGGACAAAAAGCATTACCAACAGTTTAACGCCGATTATTTCGCAAAGATATTGAACGCATACCGCCGGAAACAAAACGGGGTTATACATAAAGCGTATAAGGCATTGCCGGAGCCGAAAAAGGAATTGACGCCGGAGGAAAAACGGTATTATCACAACCAAACCGTCGCCCGATGTAGGGAGGTATTTTTGCAATACAAATATACCGGGCGGTTTGTGTTGGGGATTACTGACGGAATGTTAATTTATGATTGGTTGCGAAAGTTGGGTTTTGCCAATGAGGTTGCCGGAACCGAAGACGACCGCAAACAAGCATTTGCCCGATATATGCAACGTGTCGCCCGTGGGTTCGTCAACAAGTACGAGGCGTACCACGTCCAACGTAAGGGAACCGACGCCCCGGAGTTGGATTTTACGGCGTATGAGATAGCGAGGGACAAAGAGATTGCCCGGACGTTTGACCGAATGATTGCCGACGAATTACAGATTGATAACTATTTAGATTTTTGGAAATGAACAAAATAACGATTGATTGTATTATTGGGATTGACCCCGGAAAAAACGGGGGGATTGCCGTTTGGCGTCCGAACCATAAAACCGAGGTAATAAAAATGCCGGGCGACCTTATGGAGTTGCGGCAATGGTTTGATTATATGAAAAGTATTTGCCGCCCGTTGGTATTCGTCGAAAAGGTTCAATTGCGCCCGGACGACGTGAACGACAACCCCGGTAAGGCGTTCCGGGTTCAAAAACTGTTATCCGAGTTCGAGAAACTGAAAACGATAATTGCCATGTGCGACGTACCGTTTGTTTTGGTACACCCCCAAAAATGGCAAAATGAATTGAAATTGCGGGTTAAGGGAGAGGAAAAGCCGGAGCGCAAAAAGCGATACCAACGAGCCGCCGCCGATTATTACCCCGATGTTAAGGCGACGTTGTGGAACGCCGACGCCCTTATGATAATGCACTTTGGACGGTACATTTTGCACAACAACCCCCGTTGGGTTTTGGAGAATTTGCCCGCCCCGATGCACGACCGTTTATTTTAAGCCCGTATTTCGATTATTTTGTTTGAATGGGTAAAAGTATGGCAGACGAAAACAAAAGCCCGCAAATCGAAAATCCGGCGAAAATAACGTTGGAAGAATTGGCGTACATGGTTAAACAGATGCGCCACAACCAACGGAGGTGCGAACGGAACCCAACGCCGGAAAAGATTGCAACCCGGACGGCATGGGAACAAAAAGTTGACGGCGTTATTGCCGTCTTAACAGATACGCAAATGAAATTATTTTGATTTTATCCCGGTACGACTTGCGCCGTATCGGGATTTTTTGCCCTAACACGAAAATAAAAAGAAAAAATTTTGGTAATTAAAATATTACCCGTATTTTTGTGGCATGAAATAACAACGACCGGGCGTTTTCCCGGTAATGCTAAAAAAATAAAAGCAATGAGAGCGAAAACAACAATCAGCGATTTCAGGTTTGAGTTTGCCGGGTACGGACATTACAAAGTAACTTACACGTCGCCCGTTACGGGTAAAAGTTGGACGGCAAAAACAAATGATATGCCGTTAATTGATGCGACAAAGAACGCCGACGACCCCAAACGTTGCGATTTGGAAACCCTTAAACGAGTTTGCAAAAATGGATAAGGACGAATTGGGAGCCGTTCGCCATGCAATGACGGCAAAAGAGTTGGACGACCTGTATAAGCGTTTGGAAAACTTTATTGCCGATTGCACCCGGTCGGAGGTTGACGCCAACCGGGATGCGCTTAACAAGGTGCAAAGCATGATACACCAAAGAATGATATTAACAAACAAATAAGTAGTAACCGCCGGGGGCAACCCCGGCATAAAAAGAGCGATAAAATGATTATCAAAAAATTAGAGTTGTCGAATTTCCAAGTAATTAAGGAGTTCAACGCAGATTTTGAGGGTAATGTATATTTCATTACCGGGGACAATGAGTTAGGAAAATCCACGCTATTAAAGGCAATCGGGGCGTTGTTGACCGGGAACCGGGACGCCGTGTTGCGTAATGGCGAGGACAAAGGGTTTGCCAAAATGGTTGTCGGCGACGACGGCAAGGAATACGACGTTGAATTGCGGTTTACCAAAGCCAACCCCCGTGGTACGTTATCAATCAAACAGAAAACAACCGGGATGCGGTCGGATAACGTAAGTATGTTGCAAAAGGTTTTCGGATATACGGATTTTGACGCCGTGGAGTTTTCCCGTTGGAGCGAA